GCAAACTTTCAGATGAAGAAATAAACAAACTTGCAACTAAGTGGGGGCTAACAAACAAAGAAGTCGCTGACTATGCAAAGAAGATAGCAGACGGCGTCACGCCTTCGACACTTTGGCCAGGTTGATATTGAGTCCACCGAGGTCGTTGACGAAGTCTTTAGTGGTGCTATTCAATCCGTCGAAGGAGAATTCTAAATCTTCGCCGCTTGATTCCATCTTGCTCATCTCGTCGTTTGCCTTCTTAGTGACGAGATAAAGGCCGCCGAGTGTTGCTGTGAATGCGGCAACGCCGGCGGCGGCTGCTGCTACTGAAATTCCGCCGGTGGCGGCTGCCTGTGCAGCTGCTGCTCCGATCGCTGCTGCTCTGATCGCCTGGTAAGCCTTGACCAGCCCTTGTATCGCGGTAACGAATGCAATCACCTTGCCTGCTACGAATGTCGCTGCAAATATCGCGCCAAGTGTTACGAAGATTTCTTTATGCTTTGCTACGAATGCGAATGTCTTAAAGATTACAAATGAGAACCCGATGACGGCCTTGATCGCGGCAGTCATTGCAGCGACAAGTTTGTCGCCGTTCTCTGCCAGCCATTCTTGAATTGCTGGAATGACTTTCGTGGTGAGGGTGGTGAATAATTCTTCGATCACTGGCAGCAGCGCTGTGCCGAGTGTTTCTTTGGCTTCGTCTAGTGCAATGCCGAGACGGATCATTCTGAATTCGAAGGTGTTTGCTCTGGTTGCTGCTGCTCCACCGAATGTCTTTGCAGTCAGTTGAAGTATGGCGTTTAGGTCTTTGGATTTGACCATTGCGTCTGTAATTGGAACGCCGAGGTTTTTCAGCGCCTTGTAGTTTCCTTGCAGCGCCTTTGTTACTGCGTTTGTCGCTGCGTCTAGATCAACGTTGCCGCCTGCTGAAACATCGAGCGCCAAGCCGAGAAGTTTCTGCGCGTCTGTAACGCTGCCGGTTACTGAGGCTAGTTTTGATAACGCCGGGCGAAGTTGGTCATCGACGACTCCGAATGCTCGCTGAGTCTGATCGATCCATACTTCGGTCGCTGCGATTGCGGCGTCTGTTGCGCCGGTGGTGTTCTTGAGTGAGTTGGCCAGAAGCGCCTGGGATTTTTCATCTGCGATCGCAGCCTTGACTGAATCCACGCCGATCTTGACGGCGAATGCTGCGCTTGCTGCAGCTGCTAATCCGAACGCCTTGCCTACCTTGCCTGCGAATTTATCGAAATTCTTGCCGAGTTTGTTGATGTCACGAGCTGCTGCCTTGCTGCCCTTGTCCGAGTATTGGGTGATAATCCGGGCGGTTACTGCGCCTATTGCCATCTTCGGTTATCCCTTCTCTTTGTTTAGGTTGGCCTGCAGGGTCTTCTGTGCGTCGTCCATCGCTGATTTGATATTGGCGTAAATCCGGGGGCGATCGCGATCAATGACGGCCCATACTCCGCGACTGGCTTTGCGGAAGCGGTCATTCATGTTGCTGATCAGCTGGCGTCCGGTTCCTTGCCCTGGTGTCCTGCGTCCTGCAACTTCAAAGATAACGCCCGAGGCGGTCTTGTTGAAGAGTGCGCCTGCGCTGGTGGTGTAATCCGACCTCACGCGGCCTTCTGAGCGAGTTTTAACGATGCCCTGTCGAATTGCCTGTGGATCCCATGCTGGCCAGCCCTGGCCACCTCTGGTGGTCTTTCGTGGGTTCTTTGGCGCTGTTGTACGCCAGCCACTCATTGGGGGCTTGTCTGGGATCTGTTCTTTCGCGTTGCCTTCGGCCAGGCGCAGCTCGTCGTTGATTACTTTGTTCAGCCGACGAGCTGCGTCCTTGTCGAATTTCTTCAAGGCGGCGGTGGTTTCTTTGATGCCGCTAATTACAACGACTTCATTGGCCATGTTTGTTTGCCGCCTTTGCCTTCTCCTTAAGATAAATCACGATCGCTTCAAGGATGCCGTCTGGTGCATCCATTAATGAAATCGGATCTATTCCTGTTTCCACAGAAACTGCTGCTATTGAATAGGTCAGGCTATCTCTGTGGATTCTGAATTTGGTCGCATCAGTTACCCTCAATTCAACATACGACGTAGTCGAAACAACAGCATTCGCGTCAACAGCAGTAAAGACACGCGTGGCTGGCTTGGCAGATAACTCAATCACGCTTGAATTTCACCAGGACTTCGCAACCAACGAAGTAGAACAAACAATCTATCCACTTCTCGGAACAGCAGCATCTGTAATCGTCAAGCCAAACGGCTCAACAACAGGCGCACAGAATCCAAGTTATACCTGCTCTGCTATTATTTCAGAGTGGACTCCGATCAACGGATCCGTCGGCGAATTGGCCACAGCATCTGTGACTTGGCCAGTTACCGGAGCAATTTCTAAGGCGGTCGCATAATGGCAAGAATCGTACTCACAAACGCATCTGTCGTATTTGGAACAACTGACCTCAGCGATCACATCGCGAGCATCACTCTCAATTCGACATACGACATCGTCGAAACAACTGCATTCGGTTTTGATGGATGGGGTTTGTGGTGCTGTGTTGCTTGCTTTGATGTGGTTTCCAGCGATCAGAGTTTCTGCGCTGATTCCTGCATCTTGCAATTCTTTTGCTGTGATTGTGTCGCCTTTGGTCTTGCCGCAGACTTCTCGGTTCGAGATTACTGTGTATGTCATTTGGTTCTCCTTATCCCCAGATGGTTAGGCGGTATCGGTACGAGAGAAATGTGTTCGATTGCGAGTCGTATGTTCCGGACTCTGCGCCGATCACTCGCAATGTTTGGCATGTTCCGCCGAGCGTTCTATCTCCTTCTATCGCTGCTTTGATAGATGTGGCTCCTGTTCCTGCAAGGTATCCATCGAGCTTGTCCTGGCCTGCTCGCTCTGAGAAGCGCTGGACGATCACATAAATATCGACGTTTGCCTGGTCTAATCCCCGGGCGTTATCGATATCGAATGTGAAATCTAATTGGCCCACGATCGCGCATGGCGGTGTTACTGGTTCTGGGATCAATTCGTAAACGCGAAGGCCGGAGATTGTTTGAAGTCTTGTCTTTAGTGCGTCGCGCACTTGGCTTGGTTGCATTGGCATTATTTGGCCAGTCCATTGTTCTTGCGGAATGGTCGAAGCAAGGCTTCAACGTCTGCGTCGAGTTTGGCTGTGAGGCGCACTGTGCCTAAGTCTGGGCTTCCTGCGATTCCAAATGGCGACTGGCGGCGTGTAAATAATCGAGCTGATTGGATCAAGGTTGCCATGTTGATTTCTGCTGGTACTGCGTTCCATCCCCAGACGCCGGTGATTCGGCATGCCTGTGGCAAATAATAAGGCCAAACGTATCGGCCGATTGCAAGGATGCGGTTTACTGGCCATCCGCGCTGTGGGTTGTTCACTGGTTCGAGCATGTAGTCGCTGGTTGACCAGACGGTATCCCATGTCTGGTTGAAGTTGTCGTCTGTGGCTACTTCGGTAATGGAAACGTTATCGTCCATGTTCATCGTCCAGGGATCTAGCGGCGTGTAATAACGGGCGACTGGTGATTGTGTGGTTCCGTTGCGGTAAAAGAAGCGCCCGGTGTAGTCGTCGATCATGCGGCTGGTTGCTGTGATCGCTGCTTCGAGTGGGGTGTCGTCCACGCTGTCTGTGATCGCAAGTGAGGCCTTTAATTCGGCCAGGGTGCAATAGGCATTAGTTAGGGCCACGCTTCGTCCTTCTTTCCGGTTTCGGCAGCATTGCGCGTTCTAGTTTGGGATCGGCGGTTGCTGTTTCCTTTGCCGGCTTGCGCCGGGTCTTCTTAATCTTTCCAAATATCATGATGAATCTCTTCCATCCAGAAGCTCTTCTGATGCGGCAAGATTGCAGCTGTGTTTACGTGGATCGTAAATCCGAGCGCCTTTGCCCTTCGGCAGAATAATAAATCCTCGCCGATCCATTCTCCGTTTACTGGCCCATCCCAGAACCAGCACCAGTCTTTGCCCTGGTTTGGATCTGCGACTTCGCGCATCTTCTCCAGAACGCTCCGGTGAACGAGCAGGCATCCTGTTCCTGCTGCGTCAATTTCGAAGACTGCGTTCTTGTCGTATTTGTAAAGCGGAAGGAAGCCCTTATCTGAGTCCTGGAATATTGCCGGGACTGGCTTTGGGTAAGGCTTGCCTGGTACTCCAAATCCTGCAAAGACAAGGCCTGCGACGATCGGGCGGTCTTTGTCGTGGGCTGTGTCGATCAAGGCGTCAAATGCTGCGACGCCGAGCTGCTCGTCTGAGTCCAACATAAGAAGCCAGTCGCTGGTGGTGTTATCGAGAAATTGTTTGACCACTCGGTTGCGTTGCTTTGATAAAAGTCCGGAACCCTTAATTCTTACAAATGGCCCGAGTCTGCTGCTCCTTGCTTGCGCAAGTTGGATCAGTGTGTATGCGAATGATCCGTTTACGGATCCTGGATCGCACGAGCCGATTGTTACTTTGTGTCCTGTCTTCATTTGTTTCCCCCTGTTTAGAAGTGCAGGGCGAGTGACTCGGGGGGTGGGCCACTCGCCCTGCACAATTTAGTGCTTTGCTTCTGTTAGAAGCTTGGGGCGCTTAGACCTGTGCCTGAAATGATCGAGGCTGCAAGTGGGTAGCGCTCTGCTGTGAATGCGGAGTATCCGTAAACGACAGACTTGATTGTGAGGTTGCCAGCGCCAGTCGCATCGAAACGAAGTGCGAATGGTGATCCTGGCTGCTCCCAGAGATGTGCTTCTCCTGCTGTTACGCAGTAGATCTCATCCTGGTTTGTTGTTGTTCCGTATGTTGTTCCGATGTTTGCATCGGTGATGATTGGAAGTCCGAGCATCTGGTATCCGGAGTTTCCGTAGATTGGCGCTCCGCCGACTCCTACTGCGTTCATCGCGCCGTTTGCTGCTGGCACAACGAGTGGGCGGTTTGTGCTGTCCACTGCTGCGAGAAGAAACGCGAGGCGACGTGGGTGAAGTACCCAGTGTGTAGGTGAAACGAATGCGTTTGTCTGGATCTGCTGAATTGCGTCAGCGAGCTTTGGATAAAGCAATCCGACTGTTGGTGCTGTTGATGTGAATGTGATTGAGGCTGCACTGCCCCCACCAGCTTTTGATATCTCAGAGGCCAAGCAGTTTGGAGTTGACGAGTTCACGCAATCGCATGGAGATAAAAACTTTCCGCCAGCATCCTTCGCAAGGTTAGTTCGGCGAAGCCTCAAGGGGACGGGGTGTGCTCAAATTGCGCATGCAGTCAAAGAGGCTGCGTCTTTACCTGAGCCGTTGTGGCGGGCTGCCTTGTCTATTGCATGGCGTTGCACCGATGGTGAGGAAAGCATACACACGCTGTCGCGGGAGCACCCAGGTTACACGCCTGAAGACACCATTGAGAAAGCTGAGAAAACTGTCGGACCCATGACATGCGTGTGGTACCGCCAGAACAATCCGGCAGCTTGCGAAGGTTGTGCGCACAAAGTTACAAGCCCCATCCTGCTGGGGCGCAAGATAGATGAAGCTCCTACCACGGACGGCGAGTACATCGTTGAGTCGCCGCTAAACGCACCGGAGGATGACACCCCTGTACAGACGGTCAAAGTCAGCATACCTGTCTACCCAAACCCCCACTTCCGACCGACGAAGGGTGGGGTATATCTGCGAGCCCGCGATAAAGATGGCGATCCGATTGAGATAGAAGTTTACCCATACGACCTATACCTAACGTCACGGTTTTATGACTACGACGATAACGGTTCAGGCGATGGTGAACTTGTCGGGTTGAACATTCATTCACCGCATGACGGCATCCGGCGTATAACGGTGCCAGTCTCGGCTCTGCTCACAAAGGACAAGCTACGTGACTTGCTACTGAAGCATGGTG